AGGGTTTTCATGGTGCTTCGGTAGTGTAGGCACAGCGCCCCAAAGTAGGTTCGCTAGATATAAACAATTCCTCCCCTACCCCGACAAAAAAGCCGGATACTCTACCACGCTACCCAAAGTAATGTAATATCTATTTATGCCAATGATCACCAGAGCCGAAGCTGCCCGCTCTCTGGGCGTAAGTAAGGAAGCCGTTTACAAGGCGGTCAAAGATGGCCGCTTGAGCTTCAAGGAGTGCGTGGATGGTACGGTTCGCGTCAACAGTGAGACGATGCGTGAGGAGTGGGGTCGCAACAGCCAGGCGCGGATTGGCGTGGGACCAAAGCGTCCAAGCAGCGCAGAGGACAAGCCACCATTGCGCAGCCGAGAGGAGCGAGTGACACCACGGCTTGGCAAGACGAATGAGGCGATCCCCGACTACGACGAGAGTCGTGCCAGGACCGAGCACCTCAAGGCCGAGCTACTTGAGCTGGACCGCAAGCAGAAGGAGGGCTTACTGGTGCCATCGGCTGATGTGGAGGCAAAGTGGCTGGAGATTGTGGTGATGGCACGCACCAAGATCATGGGAATCCCCACGAAGGCAAAGCAGCGCATTCCTGACATGGATGTGGACGCCATTAGCGCACTAGATGACATCGTGCGGGAAACGTTAGAAGATCTCGCCAATGAAGCACCCGACGAGGAAGAAGAATGAGCAACATCAGCACCTTGGAGCGCGCTGCCTTGCTTGCGTTCAGGCCACCTAAGAGGATGAGCTTGAGCGAATGGGCAGATAACTACGCGTATTTAAGCGCAGAAAGCAGCGCGGAAGGCGGAAGATGGCACACTTTGCCCTATCAAAAGGGAATTATGGATGCAGTAACAGATCCAAGGATTGAGCAGATAACTGTGATGAAATCTGCCCGTGTCGGCTACTCCAAGATCCTTAATCACGTCGCTGCTTATCACATTCATCAAGATCCAGCCCCGTTGATGCTGGTTCAACCGACAATCGAGGACGCGCAAGGTTACTCCAAGGAGGAGATTGCCCCCATGTTGCGTGATACGCCATGTTTGCGCGGTTTGGTTAGCGATGCCAAGGCCAAGGATGGCGCGAACACGATCCTGCAGAAGCAATTCCCAGGTGGATCGCTCAGCTTGGTGGGCGCAAACTCGCCACGTGGCTTCAGACGTGTGAGCCGTCGCGTGGTGTTGTTCGACGAAGTGGATGGCTACCCCGCATCGGCCGGCACCGAAGGCGACCAGATCAAGCTGGGTATCCGACGCACGGAGTATTACTGGAATCGCAAGATCGTGGCTGGCTCGACCCCCACGATCAAGGATTTCAGTCGCGTGGAGCGCATGTTCCTACAAGGCGACCAGCGCCGCTACTTCGTCCCTTGCCCTGACTGCGGCCACATGCAGTATCTCAAGTGGGGAAGCATCAAGTGGCGCGATGGCGACCCCGATACAGCCAGCTACGCCTGCGAATCATGTGGCGTGTGGATACCGCACACGAAGAAGCGGTGGATGGTGGAGCGCGGCGAATGGCGCCCCACGGCACCAGGCAACGGCAAACATGTGTCGTTTCACATCTGGGCGGCGTATAGCTACAGCCCGAACGCAGGTTGGCCCAACCTCGTGGAGGAGTTTCTGGAAGCGAAGAACGACGCCGAGCAGCTCAAGACGTTTGTAAACACCGTCCTTGGCGAAACTTGGGAGGACGAGTATGCAAGCAAGATCGGCGCCGATGCGTTATCAGAACGCGCCGCCAAGGAAACGTACAAACAAGGCATGGCGCCCGTGGAGGTGCTGACGCTAACGATTGGTTGCGACGTGCAGCATGACCGCTTGAGCTTGAGCGTATGGGGATGGGGCCGCGAGGAGGAAGCGTGGCTGATTGACCGCATCAAGCTGTACGGCGACCCAACACGCCCTGAGGTGTGGTCACAGCTTGACCAAGTGCTCCAAGCGCCGTACAAGGCTGAGGATGGCAGTGTGCGCAAGGTGGCGTGCTGCGCAATCGACTCAGGCTTTAACACGCATGTGGTGTATCAATACGCCAAGGAGCGGCAGAGCATGGGGGTGATAGCGGTCAAGGGTATGTCGCAAAAAGGCAAGCCACCACTGGGCAAAGCAACCAAGGTGGATGTGAACAGCCAAGGGAAGACGGTGAAGCGTGGCGCGCAAGTGTTCCCCGTGGGTGGCGACACGGTGAAGTCGTTGCTGTTCGCAAGGCTGAAACACAACGACATGGGTGCGGGTTACTTGCACTTCTTCCCCACGACGCCAAGTGACTACTTCGAGGAGTTGACGGCTGAGAAGCAGGTGATGCGCTTCAAGAGTGGCTTCCCTGAGCGGCATTGGGTGAAGCGGCCAAATGCAGCAAACGAAGCAGTGGACGAGCTGACCTACGCATATGCAGCGCTGCACCGCTTGTATATGATCTATGACAAGCGCACCATGTGGGATCAGCTGGAGCGCAAGTTGGAGCCAGACGCAGATAAGCCGAAACAAGCGCCAAGTAAGGGCGCAAGCCGCAAGGGTAACTTCGTTAGCCAGTGGTAAGGCGTAGACTGTAAACATGCGAATCCCCACGCAAATACGAGATCTCGACACCGTGACTTGGCTCGACGAGCCAACGGTGGACGTGTTTGGCCTAGCGCTGGACTCAAGCACGCACACGCTGCAGTACTTCTTGCGTGCTAATGCAAGTGGCGCCGCTGAGACGCTGCTTGGCGTGGCCGAGGGGAGTGGATGGTTGTTTACATGGCAAGTGAGCGAGAGCGTTAGCTCCGCCACGACGTATTTTTGGCAAGCTGTTGCGACCGCCACAGTGGGTGGCGCCAAGACGACGCTGGGCGCAGGGTCGCTCGTGCTGCAGCCCTCGCTGGCTTATACCGGCACCCCCGGTGCGTATGACGGCCGCAGCCAGGCTGAGCTTGACCTTGCGGCAGTGCAGGCGGCAATTCGCAGCTTGATGGCCGGCGGTGCCGTATCTGAGTACAAGATTGCCAATCGCAGCCTGAAGCGCTACGAGCTTGCTGACCTGATCATGCTTGAGAGCAAGTTGAAGGCGGACGTGGCACGTGAAAAACAGGCTGAGATGATTGCGAACGGGTTAGGGAACCCGCGAAACATGTTCGTCCGATTTAACGCCTAGCCATGGGATTACGCACACGAGTCCTGAATGCACTTGGCTTCGGCAAGCCTGCCGCTGTGCCTGCGCCACGTCGTAGTCGGCGGGCGTACCAAGGTGCATTGATTAGCCGGCTCACGTCGGATTGGCTAGCGACGCAAACAAGCGCCGACGCTGAGATAAGGACAAGCTTGCGCAGCTTGCGCGACCGCTCACGGGAGATGGTCCGCAACAACCCGTATGCGAGACAAGCAAAAAGAACGACCCAGATCAACGTCGTTGGCACGGGCGTCAAGTTGCAATCGCAAGTCATGCTTTTGCGTGGCAATAAGCGTGACGACAAGACGAACAGGTTGATCGAGGCGCGATGGAACACGTGGTGCCGCAAGGAGTACTGCGATGTTGCGGGACGTTACAGCTTCCACGACTTGGAATGGCTTGCCGTGGGTGCCTTGCCTGAGAGTGGCGAAGCGATTTTTCGCATCATTAGGCGACCATTTGGCGGTTCCAAGATCCCCTTGGCGCTGCAGATGCTTGAAAGCGACGTCTTGGACGAGGAATACCAAGGTGGCGTACTTGCGACTGGCAACGAGTGGCGCAATGGCGTTGAGGTGAACGAGTGGGGCCGCCCGGTGCGGTACGCGATGTTGACCCGTCACCCAGGGGACTACTGGTTCCAGAACACGGTAGGGCGCAACGAAAAGCACGTCTTCGTGCCCGCCGAAGACGTAATCCACCTGTACTTGCCTGAGCGCCCTGGGCAGAACCGTGGCGTGCCGTGGTTCCACGCTGTCATGGCTGACGCGCATCAGTTGCAAGGGTACGAAGAGGCAGCGGTAATTCGCGCACGTGCCGGCGCCTCGTTGATGGGCTTCATCACTAACAACGAAGGTGAGCTGACCGCTGATGACGTGGAGAACAACCAACGGATCAGCGAGTTCGAGCCTGGCACGTTCAAGTACCTTGCACCGGGCGAGAGCGTGACGGTGCCGAATATCGACGCACCAGATCAGCAGTTTGAAATGTTCGTGCGCAACAAGGTGCGCCGGTTTGCAAGTGGGTTTGGGTGCAGCTACGAGACCTTGAGCCGTGACTTCAGCGACACGAACTACAGCAGCTCGCGGCTGAGCTTGCTTGAGGACCGCGAGCACTGGCGGATGGTGCAGAACTACCTGATCGAGAATTTCCACATGCGGGTGTTCCGCGAGTGGCTCAACCTCGCAGTGCTATCCGGCGAACTGCCCTTGCAGGACTACGAGTTGCGTCCCGAGCGCTACGACGCGCCCAAGTGGCTAACCCGTGGCTGGAGCTGGGTCGATCCGCTCAAGGAGGTCAAGGCATACCGCGAGGCTGAGCAAGCGGGCTACATGACGAAGGCGCAGATCATTGCTCACACAGGTGGCGGCGACTTCGACGACAACGTGGCCGAGATCGCAAGGGAGCAAGAGGCAACGAGCAGCGCTGGCGTCACCTTGGACAAGGATCTGTTTGCCGCAGCGCCCGTTGCACCTACACCACCTGAGGAGGAAATCTCGTGAGCGCCATGCCAAACAAGGGAATGCGTGAAGAGGCCAAGCGGTATCGCGCATGGAAGCAAGAAGGACGCAAGGGTGGCACGGATGTTGCCGCTCGCCGCGCAAGTCAGATCCTTGGTGGCGAAGAACTGAGTGATGACACGATCGTGACCATGAGCGCATGGTTTGCGCGCCACGAGGTTGACAAGCAAGGGCAAGGATTCAAGCAAGGTGAAGATGGCTACCCCTCACCGGGCCGCGTAGCTTGGGCTGCTTGGGGCGGCGATCCTGGTAAGGCTTGGGCGGATAGACTCGTCGCAGGAATGGATAGATCAATGCAAGAAGCACGCCCTTATCCCAACGAACACGCCGCAAGATTGCGTGATCCGGGTCAATATGACGAGTTCCGTCGCAAGAACGATGAAGGCGGCGAGGGTGTTGACTTTATCTTCGGCATCAAAACTGGCGAAGAGGGCGCCGACCTGCAAGCAATACGGTTCCGTCTAAGCGAGTTCACCGTTGAGCAAGCGCGCAAGTGGCTTGTAGACAACGACTACAAGGCGATGGAATTTGAAGAGGCCACGGGTGAGCGCCAAGCTGTGGTGCTTGAAATCGACGACGAGGACGAGGACGACATGGATGACGTGCGCGCCAAGCCCGGCGACCTGAGCGAAGGCGATTATGTGTCGTGGAATAGCTCAGGCGGCATGGCACGCGGTCAGATCGAGCACGTGATGCGCGAGGGCACGTTGGGTGTGCCTGATAGCGAGTTCAGCATCAACGCCACGGAAGAAGATCCTGCTGCATTGATACGTATTTTCCGCGAGCGTGATGGCGACTGGCGCCCCACCGAAACCTTGGTCGGGCATCGCTTCAGCACGCTGCGCAAGATCACGGCGTTGCGCAGCATGGATTCCAAGAGGATGCACCGCTCCGAGGCCACGGAATTCCGCGCCTTGGATGAGCGCACCATGGAGTTTCCGTTCAGCTCTGAGTATCCCGTGGCTCGCTACTTCGGCAACGAGGTGCTTAGTCACGACACCAGCGCTGCCATGCTTGATCGCCTGAACGATGGCGCGCCCGTGCTGTTCAACCACGACCCTGACCGTATCGTTGGTGTAGTCGAGCGCGCTTGGGTAGACGGCAAGAAAAAACGTGGTTACGCCAAGGTGCGTTTCTCGCGTAACAAGATGGCGCAAGAAGTCTTGGATGACGTGCGAGATGGCATCTTGCGCGGCGTAAGTTTCGGCTACTCCATTGATCAAATGGAAGAACGTGGCAGCGATATGGTTGCCACGCAATGGTCCCCGTATGAAATCAGCGTTGTCTCCATTCCTGCTGACCCAACAGTAGGAATGGGACGATCCTTGCTTGCAAGCGAAAACATGCAAGGCGAAGAGACTAAGATCGAAGTTGATAGCACTGCTTCCCACGTGGAAGACGTGCGCAGTCAGGCGGCCCCCGCCGCATCACCAACCCCAGAACACATGGAAAACACCACCCCTGATGTGGAGGTGATCCGGTCCAAGGCCGCCGAGGCCGAGCGCACCCGTATCTCCGCCATTAACGCACTGGGCTCCAAGCACCAGATGCAAGATCTTGCACGTGAACTTGTTGATGGTGGTAGCACCATCGACGAAGCCCGTGCTGCTGTCCTCGACAAACTCGGCCAAGTACCCGTGGAACAACCCATCCGCTCCCAAGACATCACCACCAACGACGTGGGCCTCTCCGACAAGGAGACGCGCAATTTTAGCTTCGTTCGCGCCCTGAACTACCTGGCGAACCCTTCCGATGCTTCTGCTCGCCGTGCGGCTGAGTTTGAAATCGAAGTGGGCAAGGCTGCTGCCTCCAAGTACGAGCGCTCCAGCAACGGCATCGTGATCCCCAACGAAGTGCTGCGTCGTGACTTGGTTGTGGGCACCCCCACCGCTGGCGGCAACCTCGTCGCCGACGAACTGCTTGC